TGATGTACCTGAAGTACCATCTACACCTGAAGTACCTGTTGTACCTGATGTGCCTGTTGTACCTGATGTGCCTGTTGTACCCGAAGTACCTGAAGTACCATCTATACCTGATGTACCTGAAGTGCCATCTACACCTGAAGTACCTGAAACTACTGAAGGAGTAATTTTAATCCTAAATATGTTTCCTTGGTCATAAGTTTCTGTTGGGTCTATTCCACCAATAAATGTTACATCAAAATTATACCCATTTATCGTAAGAGTGGGCACTGAGTTAAATTTGTAATTTGCTGTTCTGGGTCTATCAGCTCCATTAGAAGTAATAGTAAGTGTAGAAGTATTATAATTATCAGTTACAATTTGAGGAAGGATATCAACAAAGGGGAATGCTGAAAAATAAAACTCAGTTATATCTCCTGATGCAGGGGAAGATGAACCACTTCCCCCAGGGGCATAAAATACATCTCTTGTTGCAAATGGAGCTAAACTTCCTGTATATGTTATATTAACAAATTCTCCAAAATTTTCACCATTTATTCCTGAAGTGCCTGTTGTGCCAGAGGTACCTGTAGTACCACTAGTACCACTAGTACCTGTTGTACCTGAAGTACCATCTACACCTGAAGTACCTGTTGTACCTGAAGTGCCTGTAGTTCCAGATGTACCTGTTGTGCCCGAAGTGCCTGTAGTGCCAGAGGTACCTGTTGTGCCCGAAGTGCCTGTAGTGCCACTAGTACCACTAGTACCTGTTGTACCTGAAGTACCACTTATATCCGAAGTACCAGATTTACCAGTAGCACCTTCATTAATAGTTACTACTTGAGTATATTCTTCTTGTACAATTAAATTTGTTTGGGGTAATTCAATAGTAACAGACTTATTACAGACTCTATCTGTAACAATAACCTTTTCATTCTGGTTTTGAAGAATAATTTGGTTGGGTTGGTCTGATATGTTAATTGAATTACGACCCATTTATGCTTTTGTTTGGATTCTAAACCATTCGGTACCATCACTCCATACCATTATACCTTCGTATGCTTTGTTTATTTCATAATAATCAGTGCTTCCATCCAAGGTTTGACTACTTGAAGGGGTTAAATATGTTCTCGTGTTAGTGCTATATGTAGAATCACTAATAAATCTTATGGCTCTATGTGTATTATTAACAGTAGTACAGTCAGGAAGGGTAAGTGTCATGTTTCCACTACCCCCACTCCAACTTAATTCAAACATTCCAGATGAAGTATAAGCAGATCCTGATAAGTCTATATTTACGTCTGCTTCACATGTAATTGAAGTTGGTGTTAAATACACATTTGTAGAAACATTGCCTGGATCAGCCCCTAAACCTGATGTGCCAGATAAACCACTTGTACCTGATGTGCCAGATGAACCACTTGTACCTGATGTGCCAGATAAACCACTTGTACCTGATGTGCCAGATAAACCACTTGTACCTGATGTGCCAGATGAGCCTGAGGGACCCGAAGCTCCACGAGGTCCAACAGCTGTAACTTCAACCGTTCCTATTAAAGGTTGGGTTACAGTTACAGATTCGTCACAGCTATTATTTGTTATTACGATATGACGACAAGGTACATTTCCACATCCACAGCTCATTAGAAAGATCCTAGTGTTACGTTTTTACTTAATTGTATTTGGCCTTCTAATAACCTTGTAACTATAGGAAATTCACTTCCTGTTGCTAGTTCTAAATCGTATACTGCTTCCCCAAAATCCAATTGGGAAGAAGAATTAGCAGATATGAAAATTCCTATTGTTCCCGAAATAAGAGAATTAAGACCATCAGAACCACTAAAATTTAATCCTGTTCCATCAGGTTCTAAACTACTTGATAATGTAATATATACAGTATCGGATCCTACAGAAGGACGGATTTGCATTCTACCTTGGTATCCGGTTAAATCTATAGGGTTATTATCTGAATCCTTGTAGGCTAGTTCAAAATCTAAAGTAGCACCTTGTTCTATTGTAAATGAATATCTTCCTGCAGACATAATGTTTTTCCATAAATATTGTAAATTAATAAATAGGATTATCTACATAATAATTTCGCAAATCTTCTACGATTTCATTGCGATGATTTGAAGTAAGTGTAATTGCTTCTAAATTTTTTACTTTACGTGATGCCTTATAAAGATATTTAAATCCTGAGTCTGCTTTTTTCTTTAAGTCAATTTGTTGTTCATCGCCACACACAATCATTTTTGATCGCAAACCTATACGGGTTACAATCATTTCCATTTGATCATGGGTAACATTTTGTGCCTCATCTACAATAACACATGAATCTAAAAATGTTCTACCTCTCATAAATGACACAGGTACAATTTCTATCTTACCGTCATTAATAAGTTTTTCAACTTTAACTTTATCGTAAAGAATAAAAAAGTTTTGGTAAATAGGTTGGACCCATGGATCCATTTTTTCTCTTAAATCTCCTGGTAGGAAGCCAATTTCTTCTTTAGATACAGTAGGACGAGTGATAATTATTTTATCATATATTCTTCTTAAAAGACCATCTAATGCTATTTGGCAAGCTAATAATGTTTTTCCCGACCCAGCTTGCCCCGCTAACATCGTAATTGTATTGTCTAATATTTTTTGTTTAGCTTCTTTTTGCTCATCGTTTAAGGGAACCTTAAACTTAATTGGATTTTTTGGTATTCTTTTTTCTCTAAAAATTTCTTCTGCTTTAGGAGTATTGTTGAAATGGGTCATTTCTAAAATTGATTTTAACCAATTTATCTAACCCAGCATTTACGTGCATTTCATCTTCTAAGACTAGATCAAAGTCATACCTTTCATCTAAAGGTAAAACTAAATCTACTTGTGAACCCCATCTTATAAGTGAAAAACGTTCATTTTGTGATACTGGGGAGTTTTGGTCGTTAATAAAAGGAGCTATAACATTTACATCTTCTTCTTCAATTTGAACTAAGAAATAAGTATAGTCTAATTGAGGTGAATATATCTTATTTAACATTCTTTCATTATACTTCAAATATTCCATATTATTAGGATTAATTGCAGCATTAAGAATATCTTTTTCAACTGCTAACATTGGTTTGTTAGTAGATTCAATAGGATCTAATCCTCTATATTGTAATACACCGCTATATGGTATTCTATTTATATGAACATCATAAAACGACATGAATATGCCAATTACAAGAGATGGTTGATTATAATGTTTATTACCCAATACGTCTTGTACTGTGTAGTTCATACCTTTAATCTCTACTATAGGTTCAGTAGCATCTTGAATATATTTTTGGTATAAAATTACTCCATCTGCAGGGGAATAAAAATGCTTGTAATCTATGTAGTTAGGACGCATAGGGTCCCTAAAGAAGAATGTATTAGATAACTCTCCTACGGGTACATTTGACCACTTTTCTACTTCGGTTTCTAACCAATCTTCTAAATATTGAGCCATTAGAGTAGAGATTTGTTGTAATCAACATAATTAAGATGCATTACCATACAACTTAACATAGCACCTGATTTCATGTATTCTGAAAGATTAAAGAAGACGGGTTCAAGTCCTTCATTAAAACAAATTTTTTCCATTGTTTCAATTTTAGCTTTTTCCGCTTCATAATTTTCATCTGCTCTAGTCATTTCTGAGATATTAGAGGCACATAAAATCATGTTGCCTAGTCTAACAGAGTTAGTTAAACCATTGAAAGCATCGTCAACACTTATGTCTATTATCTCAGTATATTGTGATAACTGCGCTAATTCCTCTTCATCAAACATTTCCGTGCAAACTAATGTTTTTTCTTTAGTTAACGGGAAAATAGAACAATCAAGGTGGTAAAGGTAATCATCTACCATTTCAACCTTAATAATGTTCATATCAAATGTTTCTTCCATCCACTCATAAGCCGCATATTGGCTACGGATTCCGTACCCACCTACGTAAACATTATCATAAAGATATTTTAGATCAGCTTCTCCTTCCCATTTGAAGGGGCAAATAGTTGTTTCGTAACCCATTAAATCAAAGAATGGCTTACCTGCTTTTTCTTCACCTTGTCTAGGTTCTGAGGTAAAGTTAGATAAAATAATTTGGTTTGAGTCTTTTATGTGGGGTAGGTAAATACCTAAGTTAGCTACGTATACCTGATCTTGGAAATTACCATATGAAGGTAAAAGGTATGCTAAAGAATTACCTGCTATAAATTCGTAAAGATCTAAAAATTGTTTATATGCTACTCCTTTATTTATCTTTAGAGCATCAGGATGTAGTTCTTGCATCCAAATATTATTTGGATTTGAAGTATCTAAAGTAAAGGGAAAGTTTAAAACATAACTTGGTATAGGTAACTGCGATGGTGTTTCTTTCATCTTTTTTTATTTTACTATAAATATACACTAACTACTAGAAACACAAAAAGCCCCACCGAAGTGGGGCTTTTCTTTAGTTTATACTAAAAATCTAATTAGAGGGTGTTTAAACCGTTAACATAGATCTTAGCGTAGTATTCAGGTCTTAACATCTTCTTAGCGTAGCGAGTCAAGAGACCTTTTCTTGGTGTGAAGGTATCAGGATCGTACACTAGTGGTGTCATGATCAATGGAATGTAAGGAGCGAATGTAGCACCTGTTTCCAAGAATTGTGAACCTTTAAAGCCCATTAAAATGGTGTTTTCAGTCATATAAGGGTTCTTATAAACCTGGTATTTTTGGTTTAGGTTACCAACTTTTTGGATACCAAATGCATAATTCATAGTATCAGCATCCGCTCCATCAGCAGCAGCAAATCCTGGGATTGATTCAAGGATAGTAGCAACTGTTGGGGAAAGAACCATAAAATTAGCACCTCCTCTTAAAGTTAACTGGTGAATCTTATTAGATACCTTGTTAAGTTTAGTACCAAGAGTTTGGAACCATTGGCCTTGTGTATTATAGAAAACACTGCTTAAAGTAGAAGGAGCAGCAGTACCAGTAGCAGTAACATTATTTTCTGCGGACCAGTAGTCAACTGTTAAAGCATTTTCAATAAGCATACCAAGAATTTCTAAGTCAATCTCAAGAGCGATGTACTCACTCATGATGCTTGTTAACTCAGCCTCAGCATCTAAGCTGTGGTAAGCGTTCAAGTCTTGAGCAAACTCAGGAGTCCAGACAGCTTTTAGCTTTTTAGTTTTAGCAACAATAGCTTCTGATTTTAACTTAACGTTAATTTCAGGGATATCAATTGGATCATTTGCAGCATTAAGATTAGTATTTCCATCTTCAAAATCACCTCTTAAAGCAGCGGTTGTTTGTAATGGGTAAATTACATCAACCTCAGGAGTTAAAGCAGCAGCAGTATCTGAGGCAGAAGCAAATAATACAAAATTTGTATTGGTATCATCATAGTAGTTAAACTGAGCGTAGTTAGTAACAGCATTTGTAGCTTCAGAGTTGATTTGGTTTACTGTAAATCCTCTAACACCGAGTTCATCAGCGTTAGCTAAGTTTGCAGTACCAATAGTAATCTTCTTAATACCCAATTCACCAAGTTCAGATTGTGAGATATTTGAATCGTATCCTAAGTCAGCCCAAGAAGCAGTAGTTATAGTTGCAGTTACTGTAGTAGATTGAGTAACATTATTAGAATAGGTCCACTTACCTGCTCCATATAAACCATTTGTAGGGGCAGCAGTTGTATCAGTAATACCATACATAGAAGAATTACCAAATACATCTGAGCCTGTTACAAATTTACCACCTTGACCTTCTACAGATCCACCACCACCGTACTGGAAGTCGAGGAAGAATACAAGACCAGAAGGTAGACTCATTGGTTGAACACTAACAAAATCTTTTGCAGCGATTTGACCAAATACCTTTCTAACGAGAGGTAAAGCAATACCAGCCCACTGTTCACCTTGGCCTCCTAAAAAGGCAGCACCATTTTGACCAGCACCGGTTTGGGAAGATTCAACAACAAGTTGCTTAGCTTGGTTTTCAAGGATAAGAGACATATTATTTTTCTCAACCTCTCCACCTAAACCTTCAAGCAAACCTGTTTTTTCCCATTTATTGGCTAATCTAGCGGCATCGCTTTGAACGACTTTCCACTGATTAGCGCTCTCTAAAAGAGAATTTAAATTTGACATTTTGTTTTAGTTTTAAAATTAATAATTATTTAATACCTGCTAATTTTTTAAAGCGTGATACCATAGCATCTTCCTCAACAACTTTTTGTTCAGTTATAGGACGCTTAGGAGCAACACCCGCAGGTTTTGAAGCAAAGCCCATAGATTCTTTAATCGAAGACTTAGCTTTTTTATCAACTAGATTTTCGCTTAACGATTCGTAAATAACTTTTGCTTCTTTAACTGTTTCGGCTTTATCAAAAGCCTTTAAAACCTTAATTTTTTGATTTTCTGTCAAGTTTTTAGCTTTGAAAATCTTGTTTGTGTAAAGGAGTTTAGAATTAAGAAGATTAACTTCTTGGAGTTCTGATTGAAGGTGTTTAATAACAAGTTTAGCTTCTTTAAGCTCTTTTTCTTCTTGCATTCCCATTCCTGGGGCTGCTCCTTCAATTTCGAATTCTGCAACTGCTTTTAAGAAATCTTTTAATTTCATGCCTAATTTTTTAGCCATTTCTGCAGCTTTTTGCATATTTTTGCCTTCTTGAAGATCAATATCATCTACTTCAATGTCTACGTCAGCATCTCCTTCCATACCATCGTCTGTGTCTTCGCCTTCTTCAGCTTCAGATTCATCAGCATTTGGACCAGGAACAAGTTCACCATCTTCGATCATGTCCTCAATGACATTTTCAATAAAACCTTGTAACTCTTCTTCAGTCATGTTTTCAAGATCAAGTTCAGCATCGTCGTCGCCTTCGGCTTCTTCCATACTGTCATCGTATCCTTCTTCCATTTCTTCTTCACCTTCTTCGAAACCTAAAACCTCACCTTCTTCTTGGTTATGACCAATGTTACCGTGGGGTTTATTAGTTTCTTCTTCTAATTCTAACTCAGCTAGAAGTTCGTCTAAATCTAGCTCTTCGTCCATGTCTTCAGCTTCTTTCATGTCTTCTTTGCCGTAGCCTTCATCCATGTCTTCAGCTTCATCCATTTTTTCTTTACCTTCTTTCTCTAACTTTTTTGCTTCTTCCATTTCTTCCTTTTTCTTGATTACCTTATCGGCTTCAGATATATCATCTTCTTCATCAAGTTGGGAAATTTTTTCAGAAAGCATAGATTTAAGTTGGGGAGTAAAGGCTTCTTCTAAAGCAGCTTTTGCATTAGCAATAGCAACTTCTTTGACAGCTTTTGCGTCAGCAATAGCTTCTCTTAACAAATCTCTGTTTGCCATAATTCCTAAATTGTTTTGATTGGGAAAATACGCTTATTCTGTAAAAGCGTAATAGTGATTAATAATAGTAGGTACCGTATAAAGTGACGGCACATTCAGGGATACATATGGCGGAAAAAAGAAAGGTGCGATTTCTCGCACCTTTTCCTTTTTGTGAAATTTTTTATATCAGAGGGATTGAGAAGTGTACCACTTGATAAAATCAATAGCTTCATCCAAATTACAAAGGCCATGACCATTCCATGAAGAATATTCCTTTAGTTTATCAAACATTTGGTTTGAAAACATCTTTTTTTCCTCTGCATCAGGATCTCCTTTGTACCAGACTTGATTTCCATGATATTCATTTATAGAATCTCCTTTAGTGAATTCTCCTTTAAAAGGATTAAATGATTTAGCAATTGGAAATAAACTCCTAAAAGTATTCGAAAATTGCCACATTTCATCAGTAGCATTGTATAAAACTGTCATAGCAATACTTTTATCTTTATTAAAGATATAAGGTTGAATAGTTTTTGATTCAGGATGTTCTTTAAAAACATTTTCGAAGTATGTACTTCTTTCAAAACTTTCAATTTTGACTCCTTGTTCTTTACAAAGTGAAAGGAGGTTATTGTTCATTTGATCTTCAATCAGATGCTTTTGGTAATTACTATAAGGCATGAAAAAGGGGGTTTTTGGGGGTTTTTTGTAACTTTACTCCGTGAATATACGAAAAGATTCTGGATTCCACAAATTTTCAGATGACGTCAATATTACTCAGGGCAAATCCACCCACTGCTGCCACCACCGAACCGCTCCTGGAATTCCCTCTCAATTTGATCTACGAGGTCTTGGGCTTGTTGAACCTCATCATTAACACCTCCAGTACCAAACTCAACCATCGAGGCAATATTCAAACCAAGCTGAAAAACCACATCCTCTCCACCACTCAACCCAGCCACATACCGTGAGATCCGGAAACAAGCACCTCTATACTCATCCTGAGAGGCATATCTCGTGAAACCAACCAACTCATCATCACCCAAGTAAGACATCCGAACGTAGAGCCGGTTGCTATTCTCATCAATGAAAGTAACACCCTCATTCCTCCCATCCTCATATCCAGACTGGATTGAAATGCTGTTTGCATTGAACAGACCAATATTACAGGTGTCAGTGTTCAACTCTTCAATGATGCAATCTGCGGTGCAGGGGATGTCGTTCTCAACCAGGAACTGGTTCAGGATCTCTTGGCCTGCTTCAGTGGTCAGGACTTGGGGGGTGTTGTTGTTGTTTTGCATGTCGCTGTAACTTTACTCCGTGAATATACGAACTGGGTTTAGGGATCCCAAATCCTCAGATGACTTTAATATTACGCCACCGGGTAGGTATCTGGGTGGCGCATTCCAAACTCAGCGATCTCCTCATCACTCGCGTTGCAATAAGCAACTCGGTTCTCACTGAACCCCATCATGAACATATCAAACGCGAGCTGCTCATTACCTCGGAAAATTTCCTCAATGCGAGTTGTCGTTTTACGAGTCACCTGCCCGTTAAACGCACTAGGCAACCTGTAATCACCACTCAGGTAATGGCGACCGTTCTCACTATCTCGAAACACCGTGATGTTAGTCACATTGATACCGAGGTTATCACATGCCTCTTGGGTCTTATTGATCAGGTTCTGAAACTTACTCATGTTGTTTGGGTTTTGTTTTTTTTGTTCTTGCTGCTGCTGCAACCTTACCCCATGAATATACGAAGAATTTTTCGTGATCCCAAAATTTAAGATGACGTCAATATGACGAAAAAAGGTGCGATTTCTCGCACCTTTTCCTTTTAAACCTTTTTAATTTATATGATCGGACACTGTCCGTTGTTGCATAAAATTTCAGTTATAATTTCATTAACTTTTATATATTTACCAAGCTTAGGTGAAAATTCTAACCCTTCATTTACCGGCGATACATATGCTCCTGGTGTAGAAGGTGTGGATACGAAATCCCAACATAAAAGTTCAAAGTCATCTTGTACTTCCTGGGTTTCACCTAATTGTTTTAAACTACCCATGCCACGAGAAGAAACTCCTACTGTAATACCATTTTTAAATAACTCAGTTAAGATATTGCCTGAAGGTGTTGGTAGTATTTCAATTTTACCTATTACATCATCCCCATCCCACCAAATGTCTTTAATATTATGTGAGACATTTTTTAAATTTATAACTTGAGAGTCAGGATGGTCAAGTTCACCTAATGCTCTACTTTCTGCTATAGGACCCTCTTTATACTTTTCAACTTCTCTTTCTAATACCTCTTTAGGGTAGTATCTTCCATTTCCGTTTTTTTTCTCAGCGGATTGAAGTCTTCCCTCCACAATTAAATTACCTTGTTCAGTTTTAACTGCCTCAGTAATTGCTTGTGGAGAAAGTGTAAAAAGTTGAGTATCTATGAGAGTTTGTCTCATTTATTATTGTTGTAATTAGCTTCAGCGTTTAAGTAATACTTTTCGTATAAAGCAATTTCTTTTTGTAACTCTGCCTTTTTACCTTCGTCGATGAATTCTTGTAGATTAGTATCTTCGTTAATGGAATTAAGAGTTTCTTCCATTTTCTTTTTCATACCACCATACATTTCCATAGCTACTTTAGCTTTAGCCATTTCACCTATTTTTTCAACTTCTTTAACTACATCTTGGAATTTTTTCTTACCTTCTTTTTTAGGCTTCATCTCCTCTTTTTTCATTACTTTTTCCTCTTTAGCAGGCTCTTTTTCTTCTTTTTCCATTTTTTTAGCTTCTTTAGTTTCTTTTTTATCTTTTTCTTCAGCTAAAAAAGCAGCAAATTTGTTTTCATAAGCCATGTTTTTACGCTCAGCAAAAGGATTACCAATAGATGGAATTCCAGCTACAGCTTCTTCTAATAATTCTACAAGTTTTTCTGATTTGTTCATGTTATTTTCTTTTAGGTCTCCGTAGCCGGAGGATTTATATTTTCCAGTTGGTTCTTTTCCGTTTTCTAATTCTGTATAACCTAAATCTTTAATACCAAATGCTGCATTTTTCATATAGTATAAAGAATCTTTTTCTAAATTTTTAGTGACAATGTCTTTAGCTTTTAATAAAGCTTCAGTGGGTTCATCAGCTAGTAATTCAGGATTTTGTTCCATTTCAAATCTTAAACCATTAAGATATTGATCAAAAATTTGATTATTTAAATTTTTAGGGTCTTTATAATCGTAACCAGCAGTTTCTGCTTGATTTACTTCTTTAGTAGTTTTTGTTTCAGTAGCTTTTGCTTCTTCTTTAAGAAACTTATCAAAGTTAGTAAAAGGATTTAATTTAGCAGAAGGTATTAAAGGAAATATATTTTCACTAATTACACTACGCTGTTTTAATAATTTAGCAGTTTGATTAAAAGTAGCAGCATTAGGAACAATATTAGGAAACAATCTTTTTGCTTCCTTCATAAACACATCTTTGTGTCCTTTTCCTTTTTTAATTAAATTATATTGTTCTTGAAGTGTCTTCATGATAATACATATTAGCGTTTGTGTAAATCTACATAATCCATACCCTTAGATTTTTTTCTAAGAGCTTTTTGATTAACCGGTTTATACCCAATTTTAGTATACTGTGAAATAGGAGCTTTCCCAAAAGCATATTTAGTTAAATACCCCCCTGCTGCCCCTGATGTGGATGCTTCTTTTACTATTTTTTTAATAGCATCATACTTGTCAGGGTAGTTTTTCTTTAAAAACTCTTTAAGTGAATTAGCCATTATTTACCTTAGATAATTCTTCAGTTAATTCGTAATACTGGAGAAGGTTGATTAGGTCATCGTTATTAATTTTAGAACCTTTATCTATTTCTTGTAATAGTTTAACTATTTCTACTAATTTTATTTTAGTAGCTCCATCTTTTATTTTTTTAGCATAAGATTTAAGAGAAATTTTTAACTCATTAATTTTAGTATTATAAATTTCTTTTAAACGAGGGGTATTATCAATAGAATTAATAAATTCTTTAAGTACTTCTTTTTGACCCGTATTTAAATTAGAGTATTTGCCATTAAATTTTTCAAGCATTACTTTATAAGTAAGTATCCTTAAATCTTTATCATATTTAGAAAATTCTTCTATTAAATCTTGTTTTACTTTTTTCTGATTAATTGGGGAATGAGTTAAATACTCTAAAATAGTAACTTTATTATGGATAATTTCTTCAGTTTCAGATAATTTATCTGAATTGTATATTTCTATTAGTTTGTAAAATGAAGCATATGCTTTATAGCCTACAACTTGATGTTTAAAAAATTCATCTAAATTGTAATGATTTTTTATTTCGTTTATAAGATTATATTTTTCTCTTCTTAATGCACTTCTATTTAACTTACAAGTTGCTTCTAGTATAGTATTTAAAGTAATATCCGCTTTATTTTCACTTAAATTTTTATTTTTAAATAAAGATTCATAAAGTTTATATTCTTTTCCTAATTCAGTTTTTGTAAAAGCTTTTTTTAAAATATTTAATGAAGGAGACTCATTACCTGAAAGAGTATCTGCAGTTATTTGTCTCACTAAAAGTTCAAATAAAAGGCCCGTATTTTTATACTTAGAATGCTTAATTTTCATCGATAGGCTTTTTTATAAATATATAAAGATTTCAGTTCCTTAATTGTTTTTCATCTAATAGTGCATCATCCTGTTCATACACTAACTGTTTACGATTAAGGGGAATCTTTTTTAACATATCTTGATTTTTAAGATAAACAGATTTGGCTTCTAAAGCTAAAGGGGTAGAACTTTTTGATGAACGTAAACTATCAGAATCATTTTTATCAGTACCCTTCATTCTTTTAACACCTAACCTATCTTTGCCAAAATTACCATCCTGTGTATTAATATTAGAAACTTTTTCTTCAGGGCGACCTAATTCTTTTTCGTCATACCCAGCAGGCACACTATCTGGTTCATCATAATATCTACCTTTACCGTATAGTGAAGCTAAATCATGAGGGGTGCCATATGATTGGCCTGTCTCTACTGGATCGTTTCCTTCGGTTTCTAATTGGGTAAGTCTAAAGGCTCGTTTAGCATCTTCTCTAGCAAGGTCTCTAAATTCATTATACTCATCTTCACTTAAATGGAATAGATGATCATAAATAAAGTCAGTTGGGAATAATTTAGTATCTTGCATTTGTTGAGCAAGATCCATTTTTTCTTTCATTAATGCTACTCTTTCCTGGTCATAGATGATTGAGGGAGTAGTTAATTGAAGTTCAAAATTAACCAAATCATCCCCATCATATCCTTGGGTATATAGATGAACAATAGCTATTTTAGTTAATTCAGAAATTATTATTCTTTGAATACGTTCAACAGTACGAGCAAATCTAATATCTTCAGCGGCTAATGTAGCTTTACCTTCAGTATTTTCATCATATCCTAAAAAGGCTTTAGGTACTTTAAGAGCAGCAAATAATTTATCTCTTAAGTATTCAACATCTTGGATACCATCATAGTTTAACCCAGGAGTAGTTTCAATTTTAGTTGAAGCATCGTTACCTCTAACAGGAATATAAAAATCTTCCAACATATTTTGCATGTTGTATTTTAAATTATAATCTCCTGTGTTTTGGTCAATATAAGGAGTACGTTTCATTTTAGAGATAGTTTTTTGCATAAAATTTTCTATCTCAGCAGGGGGAATAGCACCTACATTTATATAAAAAATACGTTTTTCAGGTGCACGCACAATTCTATGCACAAGCATTGCATCTTCTATTAAAGTATATTGTTTAAATAATTTACGAGCAGGTTCAATATAACTTCTTCCGTAAGGTAAATAGTTTACATCCGAAAGAAGTCTAAAGTGAGCTATTTCATAATTATCAAAATATATAGCATTTCCACCTTTACTACTTTTACTAGTAGATTGTAACCCACCAAAATAACCACCATATTCTCCTCCTCCACTTAACCCATCAGGGTCAAACCTAAATTTAACCTCCATTTGGGTTGTATCATTTTCTTTAATTTTTTCTTCTCTAATTATATTATAAGCAGTATAAGGAATTACATTGTAAACCCCAAATTTTTCAGCAATTTCTAATTTTAAGAAAAAGTCGCCATATTTACACATTTGGCGAATCCACATCCAAAGATTAAATTCTATATTTAATACATCATAAAACAAATTATATAGAATTTTTTGTACTACTTCATCGGATGACTTAATTTGAAGTACCTCACCCATAGCATTTTTAAGGGTTGATTCATCTGAGAGTATGTCTAAAGCAGAAGCTATAATAGCATCTGTGTCCATTGCTTCATAGTCAGAATATAATTGGGTTCTGAGGGTTTGATAATTTAACGCAGGATTATATATAGGGGCTTGATTAGTAGTATATAAGCGATTATACCTATCAATCATTGAATTGGTTTCAACTTTACCAGTTTGTTGGTAACTACTAAAGTCTAATACTTTAAGTTTATTACCCCCTACATTCCTAATAACTACATCAGTAGTAAATAATCTTTTTAATCTTGTAAATACGCTTGTATCTGCCATAGTATACTAATAAATATTATAAAAGCCATTTAAAATTTTCTATTTCTCCCTTTCCATTATCCATATGATAAGGGTTATCCTTTCCAGTAGAAAAATAAGCTCCTTGGTATTGTACTGTGCTTTTATGAAAAGATCCTAAAGCGGCTTTGGTAACATCTAAGCCGTGTTGTCTAAATTTTAGTGCAGTGTCTCTCACATAAAGACCCATACCAAAACTCATTACTAAATCATCATTATAACCTTGTTGAGCCTCTGCTCTACCATATTTCCATATAAACGTTTTCATTTCTTCTAATAAACGTTTAGATTGAATAGTAACCCCTCTATCAGCAACATATTCTTGAAATTTACCTATAACCATAGGGCGAGTTCTAGAAGACATAGTAAATCCTGCTGTCATATTTGAATTATTTTCATAATTTTGTAAATACGATTCTACATTTATAGTGTCAGATTTAGGAGAATAGTATAAATTAGGATAATTTTTTTCAGTAATTACTTGTATAGTACTCCAACCAATATTTGCATTTTCTACTACAAGTAAAGCATTATTATATTCCGTGGCTATTGCTACTAATATGTTACCAAAATCTTTAGTACTTACTTGGCCTTTATATTCCCCTACTTGTACCGCATTTTCAATATCAAAAATATGAAATGCAGAATAATCTTTACCATCTCCTCTAGCAACATCAGCTGCTATCATATACGATCTACTATAATCTGCAGGTTCCCAAATCCATAAATTTTGGTCTACACCTCTTCTTTCAAGTGGTTCTTTAAGTGTAGTTTTTTCTATAAACTCTAAATATTCTGGGTAAAATACTATATCACCAGAAGTATTAAAGTCACAATCACATTCTTGTGCTGCCATCCTGGGGTCTCCTAGTAATTCATCTTGTTTGTCCCTCCATTCTTGGTTTCGTTCTGGGTGGACATACCAAGGTAGCTTAATAGGTAAAAATTCATTTTCATTGGCTTCAGCTCGAGTCCAAGTTTGGTGAAACCAGTTACCAGTACCATAAGGAGTAGATAATGCTACACATCCCCCACCAGTGGCAAGTGTTTGTTGAGCTGAAGCCCATATTTCGCCAATATTTTCAATAAATGCCGCCTCATCAATTAATAGAAGAGAAACAGCTTCTGATCTACCTGCATCACTTGATGCTGAAGTAGCTTTAATTTGGGATCCGTTTTCTAATCGGAGTGTTAATTTATTGTTTTCTTCAAATTGTATTTTAAGCCACGAAGGTAAATTTTCATACATAAATTTAACCTTTGTAACCATATTTTTAGCAGTTTCCTGTTTTGTAGCAATACAAAGAATATTTTTATCTTTATGAAAAGTCATTAACCATAAAGAATATCCCGCAGTTAGTGTAGAAATACCTAACTGGCGGGATTTAAGTATAATTGAATAGGGGTTATCTCGAATTAATTTTAAAGTTTTTTCTTGGAAAGGATATAAATGAAAGTTGATTCTACCTCTTTGGGGGTGTTGAATCATACAGTATTTTTTCATAAAGTGTATAGGATCTTGTGCACACTTTACGTATTCTTGTCTTATTATTTGCTTTAAATCACTCAATCTTTACTTAGTAAAATAGGGGCCAATGTACCTAGTACTGTTGTTAAAAAGGTTATATTTCTAGTACTTCTAAGAGACTTAATTTTACTATCTTTATCTTCTAATTCTAAATTTAAATTAACACTTTGCCAATAACATTCTTCAGCTAATAACACTAGAGAATCAGTTGTTGTTTCATAAGTATTTAATAAAATAGAATCTTGTTCTATAATAGAATTTAGATCTATAATTTCTGCTTTTAAAGAATCTCTCTCTTGTTGGCAGTAGTCATAAGAAACTAGGTCTGCTGCTATTGCCCTAACTTGTTCAGTAGGGATACAAATTAGATCAGTTCCCGTATCTTTCTGTGAAAAAGTTGGTAAGCTCATTATGAGACATACCATCAATATTAGATAATTGTTGCGCATATTTTCTTTTAATTCGGTTTAATTCTTTGCTTCTATTGTCAATAGTAGTGTTAAGACTATCTATAACCATTTCGGTAGAAGTTAAAGTATATTCTAAGTTATCTTTAGCAAAAGTTATTTTATCTAATTCACCTTGGTATTTTGACTTTTCTGTTTCCAATAGTTCATTAAACTTAACTTCAGCATCAATTATTGCTTGTGTGGCTAGATCTTTTGTCATATACCAAGTTAATCCTATTCCGGCAACTAATCCTATGACTATTCCTAATCCAATGGATATTACATTATTTTTCATGATAATACATATTGAGGTTCAATAACTTTCATTATTTGTCCTATACGTTCTTCAGTAGAACCTTTAAGCTCATA